ACTTTGACAAGTGATTGGCCCCGGTCGTGAAAGCGGCTGGGGTCTTTCCATTACTGCTAGGAGGCAATCATGGCAACTATCATTGAACAAGCAAACGCCTGGGCAACTGCTCGTAACTACACCGCTTGGACTGGTGCCGATGTTTCCAAGCAGTCCGCTGCCCTAGTGCGCGCTGGTGATTACATCGCAGCCCACTACCCCAACTTGAAAACTACGATGACTGATCAGGAACTGCTCAAGTTCAATGCTGCTCTGTTCATTATTGCTTACGACAAGTTGTCCGAGGACAAGCCTACTTTCCAAGCTGACAAACGAGTAGTTGAGGAAGAGGACGAAATCGAAGGCATTAGGGAGAAGAAGAAGTATGCCGATGTGGACTATGATCCTTATCCTTTGGCTACTGGTCTGCTTGCTGGTCTTGTAGTCAAGACACAAACAGGCCGCGTCTTCAATACTGGAAGGATGAGGCTCTAATGGCAGACTATAGCAAGTTCGTTGCCCTAGCATTGAAGAAGATCAATGAAAAGGGCGGAGACGGCATCCTCAAGAGGACAGCCACAATCGCAGCAGCACCTACGCCTACGAGCACGGGATTTAACAAACGCGCAGGAGGCCCTACGGACTCCTCTAACGTCCCTGTGATTCCGGGCAGCTCTACAGTGCTGAATGAACCAGTTCGCGCTGTAAGGGGCTCTCAGGAGCTCTCAGACGTATCCTCGGTGCCAAAGTATGTAACGACCTTCTTGATGACGGTCGAGCCTCGTATCGGGGACACTTTGTTCTTTGGCGGCAAGGACTACAGAATTGACAGCGTAGCAGTTGTGGGACCTGACGGAACACCTATTCTATACAAAGCAAAGGTGACCTAATGATCAAAATCGACTTCTCAGACTTCACCAGCAAGTTGAAGCAGATGAAAGAACTAGCAGGCAAAGAGCAGCTAGAACTTAACAAGAAGATCACAGCCGATGTTCACACAAACGTCGTCTTGGGAAGCCCTGTTGATACTGGCAACTTCCGTGCTGCTTGGACCGTAGAACTTCCCAACAAGCCATTTGAAAATGGTAAGGTCGAGAATACTACTCCATACGGCCCAGCACTTGCTAGGGGACACAGTCAGCAAGCGCCCAACGGGTGGATCGAGAACGCAGTTGAAGCTGCCACTAAACTAGGAGACTAAGATGATTAGTGAAGATGTAAACGCACTGACTAATCGTTTCTTCGACTTGTTTGATGAAACAGATGTCAACATCTTGGTTGAGGGTCAGCCAACAATAGACGTAGATGAAACTCGCTGCTGGATGAGGTTCACGGTAAGTCCTGGCTTTGGAAAGCAAAGCACTATGAGTGAGAACGCCAAGTTCCAACAGCTTGGTGTCGCGACTCTACAAGTATTCGCACCCGAGGGACATGGAACCTACGAAGCATTTCAGATCCAAGACAAGTTCATGCTTGGCTTTAGGAACTGGCGCAGTGCTGACAAGAAGATCCACGTCTACAAATCAAGCAATGATAAGAGCACCCAAGATGGCTACACCCAATACAACATCAATGTATTCTGGGAGTCGCAACGCTAAAAGGGGCATTTTAGCAAAATCGCTATAAATATCAGGGGCCAGAAGCGGCCCACTGTTTTACTAAACTAAGGAGAGGCCGCTATGCCATTCATCAGTCCATCTGATATCACGTTTTCGTTGATCCCCGAGGCTACGTTCGCAACTACGCCAACGACCGGTGCTACCCGCTATGAACTTCCTGTAAAGGCAGATCAGGCTCCACTAGCCTATTCCACCAACAACATCGACTCTGAGACCAAGCGCCCCAACCGTTCGAGCAATGGTAGCCGTCGCGGTATGGGTCAGGCACAGGGTTCGTTCGAGTTTCGTCTAAGCAACGCAACTTACCTGACCCCACTGTTCCAGAGCGCACTGTCCGGCACGTTTGTCAGCAAAGTATTGAAGGGCGGTTCCACTGATACGACCTTCTCGGTTCTTTGTAAGCTGATCGACGGCGCAGCAGGTTCGGCACTCGTCCAGCAGGTCAAGGGTTGTATGGTCAACAGCATGACTATCTCCGGCGAACAGAACGCAGAAGTCAACGTCAGCTTTGAACTAATGGGCGCTGCTCGTGACATGCTCACTACTGACAACGCTCTCGCAGTTGCTGCCGTTCCAAACACCGCAGTAGAGTTCATCGGCAAGGAAGTTACTGCTTTCAACGTCGCTGGCAACACTTCGCTGAACGTCTCGGCATTTGAGCTAGTTGTGGGTCATGAGCGCGCACTTCGTGGTGTATTCGGTTCCGACGCAGGCGTTGGTTTCGGCACTTCGGGCACTCGCGGAACTACGCTGGAACTTACCGTGTATCGTGAGAGCGGTCTGCTGGAAACTCTTACCACTGGTGCTGCTCAGGCAGTTAGCTTCCAGATTGGTTCGACTGGTAACGGTTGGAGCATCTCGCTTCCCGCTGCTTACATCCAGGTTCCACAGGACTCGCTCGATGGTGAGAGTGCTTTCGTTACGCTCAACATGACTGCCGGTTACGATGCTACTTCGGGAACTGACATCATCATCACCCAGCTTTAATAGTTAGGCTGCTACTCCTCCTCTTGTTCGCAGCTTAGGATAGCCCGGCAGAAATGTCGGGCTATTTCCATGATTAGTCTGCCTAATAAATAGATGGCAATTTGCTAACAAGAGGACAAGTTATGACTTTCGATTTTGCTATTCCCGAGCGTTTCAACGATGATCTCGCTGAGCAGGGTGTTTGGTTTGAGATCTACGCTGAAAAGAACCAGCACTTCGGTGACTTCAAGTGTATTCACGCAAACCCCGAATCCACTAAGCTCAAGCTGGCTCAGGAACGCGCCCAGCAGCGCAACCAAAAGGGCCTACGCACTGGCGCATTCAAGAATGATGATCTTGTTCTTGAGATCTTCCTCGATGTAGTTCTCGTGGACTGGCGTGGAGTAAAGGACAGCAAGGGCAAGGATGTTCCTTATTCCAAGGCCGCTGCTAAGGCTTACTTCAGCACCAAGGGCACAAAGTATGCTCTCCAGAACTTGATGGTGTATGCCGCAGATCCGACGAACTTCGACAAGGCCGACCCCGAGGAAGTAGTGGGAAACTAATCAGCTTCTACGACTGGGCTAATGGAGACGGTCCCCGTCTCCACCAAGCCGCAGAAGCCGGTGATCCTACAGCAATGGCCAAAATAGCCGAGGGTCCAAAGCTGCTCTACAGCTATAGCTGGCTTGTTTTTCAGGAGACCAATACTGAACGACTTCCACGAGGTCTTGGTATTGGTCCCATCCCCGTAAGTGCTATCCGGCGCAAAGCCCGAGAAGATGGCCTCTCCCCAAGTGAAACTGAACTGCTAGTCCAAGTTGTTCGACGACTAGACAGTCATCACCTAGAGATCACTGCTCGACAGCAAGAGAGAGCCAAAGACCCAAAGAAGGCAGGAAGCACTGTCAACGGGCGAATGATTGATACTAGTCTGCTCTAGGCGATCTCCCTCTACTAAATAGTGGTAACTATTGAGGGAGTTCCGCCGTGGCTGATGTATCATCCGTTATCAGAATTAATATCGAAACGGCTGAGGCAGTTGTAGACGCCAACAAGCTGGGTAATGCTCTCGAAGGTATTGCTGGAAGTGGCAAGAAGCTAATCGCTGCCAACGACAACATCGCAGGTTCTGCCAATCGACTTGGTGGTGCCTTCGCAGGTGTTGGCAATCAAGCAAATGGACTCACTGGACGCTTTGCGGTTCTTGATAGGGGCGCAGGTGCCCTAGTAACGCGTCTAAGCAGCATGAGCGGTGTCATGGGCACTATTGCCTTTGGCGCAGCCGCAGCAGGCGCAACGGCCGTCGCAGGGGCTCTCATTGCTGCTAAGAACGCAGCCGATGACTACCAAGACGTAATGGCCAAGATCAGCACGAACGTGGATACTGCTACGTTCGACATGGATGGCTTGAGCAAGGGCATCTTGAAGCAGAGCGCAGCATTTGGTGGAATGCCCACTGACCAGGCTGAAGCAGCTTACGACATCATCTCTGCTGGTGCCGAGTCTTCCGCACAGGCACTTGACATCCTAAATGCTTCAAACAACTTGGCCGTTGGTGGCATGACCAAGGTCGGCGTAGCAGCCGATGGCTTGACGTCTGTTATCAATGCTTATGGCGCAGCAAACCTCAGCACTACCGCAGCAAGTGACGCGATGTTTATCTCGGCACGTGACGGTAAGACTACGATCGATCAGTTGTCGTCGGGACTTGGTCAGGTGGCTCCACTTGCCGCAGCAATGGGAGTTAGCTTCGACGAAGTAACGGGCGCAGTTGGTGTTTTGACCAAGGGCGGTATCAAGACCTCAGAGTCCATGACGGGCTTGAAGGCAATCCTTTCCAGTATCGCAAAGCCAAGTAAGGAAGCACAGGAAGCTGCCAAGAGCATCGGCCTGGAGTTTAACGTCGCTGCTTTGCGTTCCAAGGGACTTGCTGGTGTTCTAAATGATGTATCGGCCAAGACCGGTGGCTCCACTGCCAAGATGGCAACACTGTTTGGTGGTGTTGAAGCACTTGTTCCCGCACTGGCACTTGGTGCTCGTGGTGGTGAAGAGTTCGCAAAGACAATGGAGCACATGCGCGACAAGGCTGGCGCGACTGAACTCGCAGTAAAGAAGATGATGGACGGAAGTCCTACGTTCCAGGCACAGCGCGTTTCTGCTAGTTTCAACGCAGAGCTCGTAAAGCTGGGACAGACTATCTCAACGGCTATGCTTCCAGTGATGCGTTTCCTCGCAGACCACATGGAAGCTATCTTTGCTGCTGGTAAGGCTGCCGCTGCTGGCTTGACTGTATTTGGTGTTGCGGCTGCTGGTATGAAGATCGCCGGTGTAGTTGGAAACATCATCAGTCTAGAGAAAGCACTTGGCGCAACTGGAACAGTGAGCGCCATCTATAGTGCTGGCATGAAGATGGCACAGAGTGCCACTAACAGCTTCACTACTGCTCTGCTTGCTAACCCAATCACGGGACTCATTGCGGCACTAACCGTTGCTGCCACGTTGCTGTATCAGTTCCGTGATAGCATCATGGTAACTGGCGATGGTGTAACCTCGCTGGGCGACTTGTTCCGCGCTGCTTTCGAGGGTATCCCTGAGAAGATCAGCAAGGCTTGGAGCACTATCAAGGACGGCTTCAGCTCTGCTTGGAACTTCGTCAAGGGAGTATTGGGAGGCGTTGGCACGTTCCTTTACAACAGCTTCAGCGTTCCACTTGACGCTGTGGGCAAGTTGTTCAGCAGCACGTTCGGCGATCTGGACTTTACCTTTGAAGGCGTGCTTACTGGTGCTGCTCGCGTAGCAGATGGTATCTTGGGCGTGTTCGTTGGTAGCTTCAAGGCACTTGTCGCATTGTGGAATGGACTTCCCAATGAGTTGGGTCCAAACATCATGGCCATCTTGGGCTTTGGTAAGAGCGTTGTTATGGGCATCTGGAACGCTGCTAAGGCAGTCTACAATGCTCTAGCTGGTGTTGCTTCAAGTGTTGGTTCAGGCATCGCAAGTGCTTTCAACGGCATTAGCAGCTTCATTGAGAAGTGGGCAAACAAAGCCATCGACGCAATGAACATGGTTATTGGCGGCGCAAACAAACTGGGCGCAGGCATCAGTGAAGTAGGCCACATCAGCTTGGCAAAGATCGCCCCACCGGCTAACGAGAGCAAGACTCTTGGTGGCAAGATGGGTGATGCTTTCATGAGCGGCTTTGGCAATACTTTCGAAAGCGGCGTCAAGGGCTTGTTTGGACGTGCTCGCACTATTGGTGCTGCCCGCAATGCTAAGGGCGCAGGTTCCAATGCTGCTGGTGCTATCACGGGTGCTACTCCCGATGACAGTCCCTTTGCTGACAAGGACAAGCCTGACAAGAAGAGCAAGGCGCAGAGCGAAGCAGAAAAGCGCGCAAAGGCCGAGTCTGAGTTTTGGGCTACTTTGAAGGGTGAGGCCGAGACTGCCGCACTGCTTCCACTATACGCTGAGAACCACCGCAAGGAACTGGAACTACAGAAGATCCTGGGTCGTGATCTTGACGCAAAGGAAAAGGATCGCGTGGCAACTGCCATGTCGTTGATCCGCACCAACAAGTTCGCAACTGACGCACAACAGGCACACCTCGAGACGTCCAAGGAACTTGCTCAGCAGCAAAAGGAAGCTGGTCTAAAGCTGGCAGGCAAGACCGACGAGCAAATCGCACTTGAGCGCACCATGTATGACTTCCGCAACTCGGCTGAGAAGCTGGGAGTTGACTTGCGTAGTGCTGCCTACGAAGCAGCTTACAAGACTCGACTGGAAGATGAGCAGGGACTGCTACGTATCAAGGAGCGCAATGCTGCTCTGGCTAACGCTGTATCACTTGCTCAGCAGTATAGCGCAACCTACGCAGCCGCCGAAGCAACTAAGAGCGATGTAAAGAATCGCGCAGACGCCGCTGAAGCACTTGCCAAGGGTAAGATCAGCCAGGTAG